GCAACCATTAAGTCTGCCGTAGCGGGTAATCCAAAAGACTCACTCGTGTCTTCAAGCCCAATGTCCGAGTTACTAAAACCAGAACGTGTCGTTTGCGTTGCAGTGAAGACCGGGATATGAAATTCCATCGCCAATCCACGTAGCTCTTCAGCAATCGCTTTAATGTATGTGTAAGAATTGATAGATCCCCCCATTGCTTTCATACGTGAAGATGCACAGATATTGATATAGTCAACAAAGATAATATCTGGCTTAAACTTCTTCTTTAGTTTCAATTCGTTTAGTAATGCTCTAAAGTGACCTGAGTGTGCAGATCCTGTAGGGTATTCTTTTACGATTAACTTACCAGTTGTATTCTTCTTAAGTCGAGCAATCTTCTCACTGAATGCATCTTTAGACATGGTTTCTAACTGTGCGATAGGAACGTCTAGGATATTAGAGTCTACACGTTCTGCGACACGTTCTTCTGCCATTTCCATTGATATGTATAAGACATTTTTACCTTGTTCTAGAAACGAACCTGCAAAGTGACACATGGCAAGAGATTTACCAACACCAGTACCTGCAAGAATAACGTTCAAAGACTTGTTAGGAATACCACCTTTGGTTATTGTATTTAACATATCAATGTCAAAAGGCATCTTCTCTTCATCAGCTTGATAGAAGTCATAACGTTTAGAGAAGTCTTCGATATAGTCGTGACCAATGTTAGTATCAAAGCTAACACTTAGAGCATCTGATAAAAGATCAGGTAAAGCATTCTTAGTCAAAGACTGATGCTTACCATCAATGATACTAATACCTTCCATGATTGCGTTAAACACGGCACGATCTTGACACCACTTCTCAGTCTTATCTACTAACCACTCTTGATCAATCTCTTCTGCCGTGAAGATCTCTGGAAGGATCTCAAGAGCCTGATTGTATATGTCATCAGGCATTGCAGTAGCTTCATCCAATTCGATCTTGAATGATTCGAGTGTGGGAAGTCTGTTGTACTTACCAACAAACTTACACACTTCTTTAAACAGTCGGCTGTATACACCCTCAAAGTATTCGGGCTTAACAAACGGCATAACCTTTCGCATAAAGCTATCATCAACTAGTAAATTGCGTAAGATTACCTGTTCAATATTCATTTTGATTCCCTTGTCTCTACTGATTCGTCATTTATAGAATTGATTAATACCGCCGATAATACATCACCTACGTACAATTGTAAAGCAGTATTTTCGGGTTTAAGATCTGGATCTGGTGAAGAGATGATATCAAAATCAAATGACATCTTAGGATCTTCACCTTCCCCACTCACCTTAAGTTGACCAAAAGCAAACACTGTTTCAGTAAAGTGTCCAGTCTTGATACGGATAGCCCAAGATTCATCTTCTCCTGGTACCATCTCGTAATCAACGTTCTCTTCTGGAATTTCCTTCTTGAATTCGTCGTTGTATATCATTACACTTCCTCAACTAATTCATCGAAGTCGATTTCAGACTTATAGCCAATAGTGAATGTGCGCTTAATAAAGTCTTTGAAATCAGTCTCTGACATAATACGTTCCCAGAACTCAGGCTTTAATGTATCTGCCACACGAGATTTGGATGTAAGTACTTCGCCAGTTTCTGGATTAACACCTTCATACCAACCATTACTTGGTTTCATAGCATAGCCACCTGCAAGAGCAACCTCTAACAATCCACTATACTTTTCGACTCCACCTTCCCACGATACTGAGATAGGGATCTTAGACTTCTCTTTAACAGAACGAGACTTCTCAATGTTAATAACAAAGTCATAACCTGTAATCTCTGTACCAGTCTTAACTTGTCTACGACCAAGGATCCAGATGTCATTAGCTGAATAGTAAATACCTGTACCGCCAGACACAACTGCTTTAGAGAACATCTCTTGAGTTTGATATGTGTGGTTAACAGCCAACAATGGGATGTCCTTCATAGCCAAGTATGGTGTGCACATACGGAACAAACTCTTAAGTTGTTTGGCACGTGTCATATCACCCACTGACTTTTCAGACACTGCGTCCTCAAGTTCTTTCTTAGATGCAAGGTTACCAATAGAATCAATAACAATAATGACATTGTCCTTTTTAGTCAAACCTTCTAATTGAGCAATCAAATCAAACTTTAGTTCTTCGATGTTAGTGATAGGTGTGTGTAGAACACGTGAGCTATCGACACCAAACTGTTCGAAATATGATTGTGGAGATCCAAATTCAGAGTCATAGAATAAGATGACTGCATCTTTGTGTGCATCAAGATATGCCCCTGCCATAAGCAAAGCAAATGATGTCTTAAAGTGCTTAGAAGGTCCTGCTAGTACTGTAAGACCCGGTGATAAGCCACCATCAACTGATCCAGATAGTGCCACGTTAACCATAGGAACTGATGTACTGACCATCTGTTTGTTTGTGAAGAAATCAGACTCAGACAAAACTTCAGTTGTCTTAAGTTTGGTATTCTTCTTGAGTTTATCCATTATACTCATTTAGTTTTCCTTTCATTGCAAACACGTTCTCGTAGATCACTCGTAGAGAATCTGTGTGTTCGACTATTATAATATGTTTCGATACCTAACTGACGAGCAAGCTCTTTACCAGTAAAGTCTCTATTCTTATATTCGTCACCAAGTATGCGAACATTAATTGGATACATGTTAATTATATCAATTAAATCTGATTCTGTACAGTATATAATGACCTCATCAACGTATTTAATTGCCTCTAACTGAGCCTGTCTTTCAACAATGCTTTGGATAGGGCTATTCTTCTCAGCACGATCAACACTAGGATCGATCTGCAATGCACAGATTAGCCAATCACATTGCGACTTAGCCTCACGTAACATCATCACATGACCTGCATGTAACAAGTCAAAAGTGGATGCCGTTAATCCTACACGTTTACCAACCATCAGGAAATGCCGCTAGGTAATATTGGTGCATAAGGCTCTCGCCACCAACAGTGATTCGACGATGTAGTTCTTCCATACTGATGCCGTGGTATTCACAAGCACCTTTCATTAAACGATCTGTGGCTTTTTCAGTTGACATTATAATATCCTTTATACCATTCGATAAACTTCTTAACACCTTCCTTCATTGGTGTTGTTGGATTATACCCTAATCTACTCAACTTGTCAATAGATGACCATGTATCTTTTGCATCTGCTTTATGCATTGGGACAAGTTCACGTTTAGCTTCACGTCCTAGGTTCTCCTCAATAGCATCAACAAAGTCTGTAAGAGGCACACGTTTGCCATAGCCAATGTTGAATATCTCATTATAGTGCTCTTCATGATTAGGATGTAACCCCTGAGTGTATGTGTGATCCAATGTAATTCTGATACCTTGTACAATATCATCAATGTAGGTAAAGTCTCTTGACATATCGCCAAAGTTATACAACTCAATAGGATATCCCCTGACGATGTTCTTAGTAAAATTAAACAATGCCATGTCTGGTCTACCCCAAGGACCGTAAACCGTAAAGAACCTAAGACCTACAGTATTACGAATAGGACTAGACATAAACTGTGCTTCATTGGCGGCTTTAGTAAACGAATATGGATTTAAAGCACGTGGTAGCTTTTCATATTCATCTTGCGGCATAGGATTACCTGCCATAACTGATGAAGATGATGCATAGACAATGTTCTCAACACCGTGCTTTTCACAGACCTCTATTAGGTTTTGAGATCCAGTTAAGTTATTATCGATGTACTGTTGTGGGTTTTTAAGAGAATGCCTTACGCCTGCATAAGCGGCTAAGTGCATGACAATGTCTGGTTTGTGCTTTCCCACAAAGTGATCAAGACCACGTTTGTCTTTAAGATCTACATAAGATACTTCAAAGCTTCTTTCACGTAAGTTCTTAGATCTAGCATTCTTCAATGCAACATCATAATAGTGATTGAAGTTATCTAATCCACAAACTTCATAACCATCGTCTAGTAGTGAGTTAGCAAGATGGTATCCAATAAACCCTGCACAACCTGTTATCATAACTTTCATATTCG